CTCCCTTTATAACACCTTTGTTCTTAGATGCATAGAATATCTTTTCACCTTCCTTCTTGCCATATTGTTTCTTCATGGATTTCATAATTTTTTTACCTTTTTTGTTTAATGGCATTAATTATCCTCCGTAATTATCGCTGCTTGTTGTACACCAGTCTTTGCAAGACTAACTCCAGCACGTAATTTAGCTAATTCCTCGTTTTGATCCATTTTATCTTCCGCTAATTCTCTAGCTTGCATCAATTTTGCTCTATTTAGGTCTTGATTTGCCTCATCAGCGTCTTTTTTACGTTGATTTTCCATTGCTCGAAGGTCAACCTCACGTGATTTTAATTTTAAAAGTGGGTCTGCATCAAATTGTGATGTAATTTCTTTTTCCTCTTTAGCAAAATCAGCTGTTAGCTCTGCAATTAACACAGATTTTCTTGCCTCTATGTCTTGAGATATTTTTTGAAGCTGTTGTTGAGCTTGTGGGTTCTGTTGTGCCATCATTTGCAGTTGTTGTGCTTGTTGTAATACTTCTGCAAACTCTAATTCTACTTGTTCTTGTGCCATTAGGCTAATGTGTTCAAGAATATTTTTTTGAATCGCTGCCATAACAGGTGGATTATTTCTTACAATGTTAGTTGACATAAAATTTAAGTGAGCTGTGACGTGTGCTCTGTGATCTTGACCACGAAAAGCTTGAAAAGGTTTCATACCTAAAGCATTAATATGTTCTAACGCTGGGTCCATAGGCTGAATTGGAGCAGGTGGTGGTAAAATTGCATCAATATCTTTTATACCAAGCGCTTCATACATTTTTCTATAGGCAAAATACAAGTTATGTATTTGTGGATTTGATGTTGCAAGTTGTAATTCTGTTTGTGCTATTGTAATTCTTTGTGCCATTGAAAAAATATTTGGATCTGCAACCGGTAAAATATCTACTCTTTCATCAAAATCCATTTGTTTAATTTCCCTCTGACCACCGACAACATCATAAGGATAATTTGGTGGTAAATAAGTTTTAAATACTTTTGCTAGTAATTTAAATTCTGTTCTCATTGCAGAGTATAATCTTTTGTGTATGGCAGACATGACTTTTGAACCACGTTCTAATAATGCAACTGTTGTTCCCACAGCAGCTTGTTGATTACCATCACCCACTTGCATGTCAGCGATAGCAGCAAATCTTTGTCCTGCGCCAACCACAACGCCCATTAATTGTAATAATGTTGGTGATGGCTCTTTGTATGGTAACGGCATAAAGGCATCTCTAAGATTACCACCTGGTGCATCTACATCTCTAAACTCACCTGGTTGTAATGGTGATGCTTCGTCTCTAACTCGAATACCTCTTTGTTTAAATCCTGCAGGTAAATTAGATAAAGTCCCTGCATCTAATAATTGACGGAGAGCAGCCGTTGCGGTCCTGCTCAATCCGCCAATCATATGGATTAATCCAAAGCCATAAAACCCTAAGCCCGGTAAGAATTTAAAGTGAACAAAATAGTGGATTTTATTTCTCTTTGGATCGGTTGGTTCGTAGTTACGTCTAATAGATAAAACCTTTTGACTAGCCTCTTCTACTGTAACTATGTAAGGCAGTTTAATTCCTGTCGGATTTAACTCATCGTCTTTATCTTCAAAACCCTCTAGGTCTAGATTTACGTGACACTCTAAAAGAGTATACATATTTTCTTGTCTACCGGTTTTTCTAGTTCCTTCTAATTGTCTCTCTTTTTTTGTTAATTCATTATTAGTGTCAGGTCCTGGAGGTTCTAAATCTATATCAGAATAGAAACCACCCACTTGTTGTTTTCGTAAATCGTTTTCAGAAATTTTTATTGTATGGATAATTGATTCCGCATCGTCTAATGAGGTAGCCGTATACGGAACAATTAAAT